CACTGGTAGCGCTGGATCAGAAGGTTGGCAGCGACTTATTGACTCCGACAGGATCACACAGAATCGCATAACTAACAGACTGTCAACACTTTCCACAAAAAACGTAAAACCGGATCAGCTTAACAACAAGTTAGAAATAAAAGGGAAAAACATATCAGCAGAGATAGAAGACTACCAGAAACTTAAAACAGCTTTTACTGCAGAAACAAGGAGAACCATCGACTACATGATGAAGCTTGTTTATGACAACGGAATTAAGAACGATACTATCTATCTTGATGTTGACCAATACATGAACAGTAGAGGATTGAAGATCAACAAAGACACGAGATATAAAACAAGAAAACAGTTAGACAGAGAATTAAACATGATCGGATCAACACGCATTAAATACCGAGATGGGGATAGGTGGGTGTCAATCTGGGTGATTCGTAAAGTCGTAGAAGAAAACAAGTCTTTTTCAATTCTACTTGATGCGTCAGACAATGCAAGTATCTGTTTCGTTTTTGCGTAGTGGTCACGGACCGCTTGCTCAATTTTTCTGATGCTTCGCTGTGGATTTGCTTTGAGCAGTGACTCCTCGGTCATACTCGTTATGTGTTCGCTGATCTCATCTCGCCACTGTTGCACTGCCCGCTGCTTCGAACTCTCTTGATACTCGCTCTCCTTTGCGCGTCTCTCTTCGTCGCGGGCGAGCA